ATGACTATAACCTTTTAAATTTGGAAAATTATCTGGACAAATCCATTCTTTCTGAGCTTCAAACATAAATTATAGTACCATAATTAAGAATAGAAATACACCCATACAAGTAAATAAACCCATGTCTGCAATTAAAGTTTTTCTCCAATTAAACATTGTAGTCTCTTTCCAATATCATTTCTAAATAGTGTATTGCTTTTAGTATATCTTCTTTTTTACCTTTTAGTTTATGCCTGCAAATGTATTTGATTGCATTGCCTTCTGCAAAAGGTAAATCATTTTTGTTAATAAAAACAGATGGTTGTATCTTCATTGTCTTATAATGTTTACCTCCTACCTGTTTAAAAAATGTTTTGTTACTCATAGTATTGGATCTCCCACCGGGTAAAAAAACTCTTTATCAATTGTTGGTCGCATAATGTATAAGTTCTCCTTTGTTCTGGTTACACCTACAAAAAACAATCTGTGTTCAGGATCAGGATTTCTACATGCTGAATCATAAATGACCTTTTCTAGATCAGTAAATAATACAACATTATCGCATTCTTCACCTTTTACACCGTGTATTGTAGATATTTTAATTCTTGGTTCTGAAAATAGATTATCACCATTAGCTATTAATGATTTCATATAAGACTTAACATGGTCTGGCATGTTTAATTGTTCCCAACTTCCATATATTTTTAAACCATGATCCATTCTAAGATCATCTAGATCTACTGAATCTACATCTTTAAAAGAAGTACCTTGCGAATAACCTCTTTCAACATGTTTTAATTTATAACTTATACATTCTTCATAAAGTAGTTTAGCTTCTTTTCCACTAACCGAAGCACCTTCATTTAATCTTATCCAAATTCTATATGCTTTTAAAATATCATTAGGTAAAAATTCATTCTTTTTTGCAGTAAATCTTAAATTTAAAAATGCTAAATGTTCTGCTATTGGCTTTAACATATCATTGGTCCTAGTTAAAACCATCCAATTCCCATTACTAAAATCTATATTTTGAAGCAATTGGTCTCTATATACATTTCCTTCCGCATCTCTTGGAAGCCATGATTTAATCATTCTTTTATCTATCTGATCTAAAATACTTAATGCTACTTTATGTACAGCTCGTGGAACCCTTCTTGATTCAACTCTAGGGTCCATTTCACCTTTTAAATTCATAAATATATCTTCATCAGCACCTTGGAATGTATAGATTGTTTGATCGTCATCCCCTGCGATGTAAGATCTCTTACATTTTGACTCAATGTAAAAGAACATATCCCATTGCAGAGGATTCAGATCTTGTGCTTCATCGAGAAAGACTACGTCGAGTGGAGGACATTTATCTTTCTCAACAAACTGTTTAATCATATCAGAGAACTCAATCATCCCTGTTTGCTTTTTATATGATTCTAAATCGGCATAAATTTGTTCTGTTAAATCTAAATTAAGAGAAGAGTAATGATGATAATCTAAAACTACTGCAGCTTCTCTTAATCCTATTTTTTTATTTCTTGCTAATTCAATTATTTTCATATGTCTATTTTTATGTACCGTATATCCAGTCTCATTGACTTCACTATCAAATTCTAAATTTTTACAAATCTGTGAATAGTTTTTAAATCCTCTCCATTTTTTTCCTTTTAATAATTTTGTATTTGTATCTATACTCAATTGTCTTGTTCCCAACGAATGCATTGTACAAATAAATGGAAATTTTTTTACATTTGGAAATGTAGAAAGTATTCTTGTTTCAGCTTCATCAGTTGCTGCATTACTAAATGTTAAATATGCAATTCTATCGGCAGATGTTTTATATTCATTTAATTCTTTATTTAAATAATTATTAATTAAATGATGCGTTTTACCTGTTCCTGGAGGTCCTGGAATAATTATTCTACTCATGCTCTAAATGGTGGCTCCTTTATCTGTTCTTCTCTAATTTCTAGTTTCTCATGTTCTGGAGTTTGCATCTTCCAAACTCTAATTGATTTTTTATCTAGTTTAGTAATTTCTTCTTTGGCTTGAAAAATATCCATTAACATCTTTTGTGTTTTTTGTTTTTGAACATTCCAAGATTTACTTCTTTGTAAAAAATTCCAAAAGCTTTCATTTTTAAAATAGGTATGTCCATCNTCAGAATAAGGAAGACCTCTNTTAACATCTTCAAATTTCTTTCCTGGCGCTCTNTGAATAAAATCAGTTATNAAATCTCTTAATTGAACATCTAATTTAGATGANTGAGGAACGTTTTCAATCTCTTTCATATTTCCACCCATAAACTTTCTTAATAATTTTCTCCAAGGTAATTTACCTACCGGAAGCATCGGCTGGCCTAATTGTACCATACATGCAATTGAAAATTTTTCAGGATCATGTAATGTTTGATCATCTACTTCTACTGGTTTAGCATCTATATACACAATATAAATAGGAGGATGAGATCTAAATACTTTAATCTCTTCTATTTCTGGAATAGGAACATCTTCTCCAACACCAAATTCTCTAGTAACACAAGTTTTAGAATCACAAAAACTTAAAATAGGTTCTTGTTTACATTTATAACGATAATCTTTTTTATTTAATGAACCCTCTAAACCTTTCATTTCACTTGGAGTTAATGGTGGTTTCATAAATTTATCATTGTAAACATGTATCTTTCCTTGCCATTCAGTCGGGTATCTTTTTTTAAGATATACACCTACATTGTACATCATCTCATTTCTTCCACCCTCTGTTATTCCATCAGTTAATAAACTAACTAAACAAGGAGGTGCACCTTTTAATAAATCATTATCGTCTTTTGGATCTACTTTAACTATTGTTTGTTGTATTAATTCTTTTTCAGAAACTACTTTTTGATCATAAACTTTATAAAAATTTTCTAAACTTAATTTATTTCCGTTATCATCTAGTGCATATCTAGTTGTATTGTCTCCACCATGATAAGGAACATTCAACCAACTTGGTAAATCATTTCTATCAAATCTTACATAATCTTGTTTTGGATAAATTTCTCTTTTTGCATGACCTAATACTGCGGCCATCTTTTTTAATCTTTCTCTAATTAAACTTGCTGGAACAAATTCTTTTGTAAATAAAAATGCATGTGCACCACCTGATTTAGATTTAAATACTATTAATGGTAATTTTTTTTCTATTATTTTATTTATTAATTCTTTGTGATCAAACGGATAAACATCTACATCTATGCATCCCCATTTACATTTATTATCTTCTCTTATAGGAAAAATACCAAGTGAAGGTTCTTCACCATTTAAATGTTTTTGCCATAAAAAATCTGTAACAGGATCTCTAGATGTAAAAGATTGTGCTTCGTTCTTTCCTTTTTCTGAAATCTCTCCTTTTAATTTTGTGTATCCATAGGCTTTTTCATAGCCCGCAAATATCTCTTTAAATCTTTCTAGCATTGTCCACTCTTATTTGTACAGGTGGTATTTCTACCACCTGTAGGTTTAATTTATTTTCCGTTAGCTAATGATTGATAGAACTGTTTAGCTCTTTCATACACAGCTTGATCTTGCACTGGACCAATCTTTTCTACATTGTATCCATACCATTGATTTCCTTTACCGGAATTCAATACGGTCTTTAACTTATAAGTGTGGCTAAATGATGGCGGCGTATAAACACCGTTTTTTCCATTTAGAGTTATAGACATCATCATAGCATTCCATTTTCTGCTAATCTTTCCTTGAGATGAACTCATAGAAATTAAAGCAGTTTCTGAACTACCATTATCTGAAATTAAAACAAAATGTTGACCAACAGTTAAAATATAATTACCATTTGGTAATCTATCTTTGCCCATTGCATCTTTAGTTGTTTTAGTTAAGACATCTGAAGTATCTGGATAGATTTGTTCAGGTCTTCCTGAACCTGTTCCAAAATCTGACCATTCTTGATACTCTAATTTATAATGACAAGGAACAACGTCTATTCCTTTTGATCCATCATAAACTTTCTTTGTTACTGTATTCAGTAACATCCCTGGCTCAGCACCTTCAATGTAAGCTTGATTTCGCTTTTGTGCTTCTGCAGAACCATTTTGCAATAGTTTTAAAATTGGTAAAGCTAAACTTCCTTGCTTTACATTTTCAAAACCTGCATGTGCATCATCTTCAAACATTACTTTAGAAGGTAGAGGCGCGTCTTTCTTTATTGCTACTTGTTTCTCGTTACTCGTTTCCATTTTCGATTATCTCCTAGTTATTTTTGTCTGGTTACCCGCAAACGTTTTAAATAAATCAGAGGGCATATCCTGTCCAGATTCGATACGCTCTCTGACTACCGCTTTGAGTGTCTGGGAATGAACACCAACCTTCTGGACTGGTTCAAACCCTTGACCTCGTGCAAGGACAGCATATTGTGCCGCCTTGTTATCTTCGCCACGACCAAAGGTAACAGTGATATCATTTTTAATAACATCACCTAGACCGTTGTTACGAAGCCATTCAAAAGCCTTCTCCTGATTTTCCGGAGAAATAGATGCACTGTAAAAAGGTTTAACTTCTACAGACTCACCATCTTTTAGCTTTAATTTCGTTATGTGCATTTCATGCATCATTAAAGGTATTTCTACCTGAGAAAGTATTCTAGCTTGTTCTTTTAATTTATTTGTACTTTCTTCTGCGTTAGCAATTTCATCTTCTAACTCTTTTAATCTTAAAACTTTATCTGATAAAGTTTTTGCAGCATCAATTTGAGTTACTGATTCTACTCTGTCTTGTTC